GGCAGTTTGTAGGTACACTTTTACCCCCCTTTAGGGGGGGAAAAGTGTCCTACCCATGTTTCCTGAACAAAATTGACCAACCCGAAAATTGACCTAAACTGACCGAAATTCATCTAAAATCACTTTTCCTTCACCTTTAGCAATAAAAAAAGGGGCAATTTGCCCCTTTTGCGTTTGTTTGCAGTGTTAATGTTTGTCAGGATGCCCCTGTAAGGTATTTTCGTGCCTCAAATTCCCGACTTCTCTTGCAATATAGGTTCACATACCATCCACCACTTTTTAGGGCAAATTTGAGCAGATTATCAACGTTGTTTATATTCCGATATTTTCGGGGTGCAATTCCAGTTTCAGGTTTAAAAAAAATAATGGCAGTGTAAAGTTTCATTTTGTTAGAAATTTTATATTTTTGTAGTGAAGGGAAAGTGGTTTTTCGTTTAGAAAGATCATTTGTCAAGTAGGATCAGGAGACTGATCCTATTTTTGTTTATACAATTCCCCAATTTTTAAAATTGATCCATCATTAATCCAGTCCTTTAAAATCTTTTTGCAAGTGGTGGAACCCTTCCCTGTAAATTCTTCCAAGTCAGATAGCATTTCAGAATATTTACGTGGTTGAAATAGTATCCTATTGATCAGGCTTGTTTTTTCCATTCCGAAAATATAGGTTCCTGTTTTTTCATTTGCAGTATTTACCTGATTCCAACTGGATCCAGTATAAGCAATTGAAATAGGATTAAATTCTTCGGATGATCTCAAAAATGTAGCGGATAGATCAATAGTTTTGTTTTCCTTATTCTTTTCAATTTTCAATACACTTTGTGCCTTCCTGTCAAGATAGGATCCAATATGACCAATAGAGTTTTGATCTTTTTTACCTAAATGCAGAACGCATAGGATAAGTAAATTGTGAATTTTGGTTATTTTTTTTAACCACTGAATAAGAAAAAATGATTGTTCAACTGAATTAAAATCTGAAATAAGATCCAATATTCCATCCAGCACCAAAATAGAGCAGTCAGGGTTTTCCTGTAAATAAAGTTCTATCATTTGCTGAATATCATTCGGCGAATCTTCCCTGAACAAAAATGAATCAAAATTATGTGGTAAATGATCAGTTATTATTTGTTGCCTGATCCTGTCCAGTACCCTGTAATAATCAAAATCACTTGATTCAGTATCAATATAGCAAATTCGCTTCCTGTTGGGAGGAAATTTTAATTTCATTCCGAATATATCCCAAGTTGTAAAAGCAGAAGCAATAGCACTTGTTATGAATGTACTTTTACCAGCCTTAGGCAAACCTTGAAAACATACAAAAGACTGCAAACAACCTATATTTTTACTATCAATAGTAAAAATTATATTTTCATCAGGTGGAGTATAATTTTGCCTAAATTTTCGGGATAACAATTTTTCGTGTAGATCATTTGTCATTGGTTTACACAATTTAAATTATTATACTACTTTCCTTTTCACTTTTATTTTCCAAATATGCACAAAATTCTTCTGCAATATTATAAGATTGATTGATAAGATAGGTTATATCTTCATCAGAGATATCTTCAATATTGTTTTTTCTTAATTGAGCAGAAAGAATATTAAGTGCAGTTGTTTCCAATTTGGAAAACCCTGCCATCAAGATTACTTGTCCGAATTTGTCTTGCATTGGGTGAACTGGCATTGCTGGTAGATCTTTGTTTCTTTGCGACATTTTTATTTTTATTTAAGGTTAAACAATAGGGGCAAAGTGCTTTACCAACTTTGCCCCTGTGCGTGGTTATTGTAAAAAGTTTTGAGCAATTAACGCACTTCATTGTTTCTTTGTGTGTTGCGTTCTTTTACAATTGCTTCATATTTTACAAAATCTTCCATTGCATACTTCATTGAATATTTACGCAAAAAATAAATTTTTGATAATCCTTCGCTTGGATATTCAGTTGTAGATAGCAAAATAAAGGGTTCATTGGCAGAAATGAAAACTTCAAAAAAATACTTTGTTCCGTTAATTGTGTAAGGCTTCATTTTAAAAATTTAGTTTAAGTTCCTGAATTTGGTTTTCATATAGTTCAATACTTGCCTGTAACAATAACCTGATTTCATTTACTAATGATATATCAGTATCGTACTGCATTAAAATTTTCCGTTCTGATCCAGCATCAAAACTAATAATTATATTAGAAATTTGACCTTTACTTTGCCATTCTTGCAAACGATCAATTTTTTGCTGGATGTAATCAATTTCAAGCATTGTTTCCCGTAAATTGTTAAATAATTCCATTGCTTAATAATTTTGCATTTCGGCATATCTACCAAAATGATAACCGATTAGAAATAAGATTTCTTCAGAAGAATAGAATATTTCTATTCTTCCACCATCCAGTTCAATGAAATGAACATTCCGATTGGTCAAAAAGGTCATCATTCCCTGTATGTAATGATGAATTATTACACTTTTTAGTTCGTTTTGAAACATTGCTGAAAAATTTAAATATTGATAAAATTTGTAAAATGATCAATAGACCAATTGCAACAGGAATTCCAAGCAATACCAAGTATATCACCGATATTACCCAAGACAAAACCCTGATCATAAATTATCAGCAAAGCAAATTAGAATAGCACCCAGTACAATAAGCAGAATTTGAATAGCAGTTTTTTTCATTGTTTTTGTTTGAAATAGTTTAAAAATCATTTGTTAATGCGAATCTAAATTAACTTTTCTGAATATTCCAAATTTTTAGGCATAAAAAAAGGGGAAAATTGAAATTTTCCCCGAAAACACCTCTATTTATATGAACCTACTAACTATTTTAAGAACAATTCACGTTCTAATTTTCTCCTATTTGTCAATCCTTTTACCTCTTTTCCTTGCACCTTATTCCATCTTAAAAACTGATCAGCAACCAGTTTTTTATCAGCACCTGAATTTAGCAATCTTAATAATGTGCTGGAAGCAAAAGCACCAGTTCCAATATTGTAGGCAAGGCTTACCATAGCTGCTTTCATATTTTCAGTAACTGGAACCTTAATAAGTGCCTTAATTTTCTTTTCACGTTCTGCAACATCCATTTTTAACCATCTTTCAGCAGTTGCAAGATCTATTTTATCACCTTGCTTTATTGCCTGTCCTGTATCTTTATTTTTAGTTGCACCAAATCCAATTGTCCAAATGCCCCCTGTATCAGGGTAGCTGGTCAATTCAAGACCTTCAAACTTTTTAATGATATTTAATGCACTCACTTTTTTCCCGAATAATAAGATCAGTAAAACGGCTAAACCAATATATATTTTTTTCTTATTGGACATCATTATCCTTTGCCAGTAATCCAGTAATGGCAGCAGCAATACCCGCAATAATTGTTACCCAGTTGTTTTCTTTAATTCCATCAAGAATTAATGAACCACCAGCAATAGATCCAAACAATGAAGTTTTAATGTTCTTTAGTATTCTTTTCATTTTACTTTTTTTTAAGTTGTTTAATACCAACTAAAATTGAAATTGCACAGGAAATGGTACTTGCACCAAGAAAAACAATGTTTGCCAATTCCGATATATTTTGCACTCCCAACAGGGAAAACAAAATAGTGCTAAATGTGGCAATGTATGTTGGATCAGTTTGTGTCTGCATCTTTAGCTGGTTCATCTTTAAATTTTTCAGCAATTACATTAAATGCCTGTATTGCAGTAAAGGATTCATCTATTTTAGAAAAAACCCCTTTACTGGTTGCAAGATCTAAAATTGCTTTAATGATTTCAAGTGCTTGTTTTTCGTTCATTTGTCAAATTTTAAATTGTTAAGGAATCAAAGTTAAGTTAAGTTGATCACAGATCCATTCATAGGCAGCTTGGTTAATGTCAGCGGTGCTGTCCCACACTGAATAATCTGGTTCCACGATTGTCAGATTTCCTTGAGAAAGTTGCGTTCCTTCAGTTTCAGCAGTAAATATTGCCCAGTAGAAAGTGGCAGAATCTTGCAAATTGTCATTAATTATGTAAGCATTGATCCAGTTACCTGTTTCTACTGATCCATTAACCCAAATTTGGATTGGTATAATTTGTTTCATAAATTATTTATTTACATTGGTGAATGTGAGAATTTTGCCCAAGCACCAGCTTGATAGCAGCATAAGTGAGAACTAGTAGTATTGTAAACAACCAATCCTTCTGCTGGGGATGCAATAGCATTAATTTGTGCAGTTGTCATCCGTGGTGGAAGAAATCCTTTAGTTGTTGAATCAATTTGAGATATTGCGGATGCGTTTAATGATGTTGCTCCGTTTGTATCACTTACAATATTGCTTGTTGATTTGCAATAACCATTTGCATTGACTACAAATCTTACTGCACCTGATAAAAGTGTATAAAATGCATCATTTGTTGTTGATGATGATGAATGTACAAATCCCCCAATACTATTAGTCAATGCATCATTAAACCTACTCGCCCCACTCACCCTTGCCGTTCCGTTGACATCTAAAAGAAATCCAGCATCCACTGTTGTACCTATCAAAAAATTTCCAGCTGATGATATTGTTGATCTTAATATAGCATTTGTCCAAAAAGACATTTTTCTTCCTGCACCTGCATATATGCTAACTTCTGATGCCTGTACATCTATGTAAGCATTGCTGGCAGCACTGGCAACTGACCCAAAACTTAAAAAACCTGATAATTGAATATTACCCGTAACGCCTAACATCCATGCTGCATTGACTGTTGTAGCATTAATTCCTACACTTCCAGCAAAATAATTTTTATCACTTGCCCCAGCTTGATAAATTCCCCATCTATTTGTAAACGTAAACCCAGCTCCATAGTCATCCAGTGCATTGATTAAATGACCATAAGCATTGGTGATTGTCAAAGTTCCTGTTGCAGCTGGTGGTCTGTAAAATCCTAAATTTTGTGAAACTGCTGCATGTGTTATTGTTCCGCTATTAGTTCCCTGATATTGAAACTGACTTTGATGGCCAGTCATTGCCCTGATCCCTGTGGATTGAGTCATAGTTATGGTAGATCCAGCAGAAGTAAAATCAACTGAATTAACCGATACCATCGCACTGGCAAGGTTTGCTTGTGCAAAAGTTGCTGATCCTGAAAAAGATTGCAAATTTATCGCACCATTGGCGGAATAAACATTACCAATATTGCTGGAAGAAAAACCAGCTGCATATGTCAAGGTATTTGATCCTAAAACTGAAAAACTTGATCCGCTTGTAGAAGGTATCAAAGATGAAAGGAAAGTGGTTTGTGGGGCAAAAGTCAAATTATATCCACCAGAACTTACTGTTC